AGTTTGCCTTGTAGCCGCTGTTTGGATGGTGGGTGCTACAGGGACATCCCCTTTAGCTTGCTGAGCGCTCTGAGCCTCCTGAGAGGCTTGAGGCTTTGCGGACATAATCTGCTTGACGCGAGTTTCGAGTATTGCTTTCTGGTCAGAAGGCACAGCTTTGCCATCCTTGCCCTTGATGGTGTTGCCAGCCAAGTTAGTTTCTGCGGTTCTGTCCACGGCAAGGGTTATGCCGGTGACTTCTTCGAAGGCTTCAGACCAAATGGGATTACTCGCGATAAAGGTTGCTTTAGCCTCGTTTATATTGTCAGAGGAAATCATTTGCCTAATTTCGGCTCTCGCTTGAGCAGACACATTGCTCATAGCGTCTTGACCAGTGGCCAAGCTTACTGAGCCGCCAGCGCCGCCAAGGATAGCGCCAATGAAAGCGCTATAACCAAGCTCGGACAGATACTCTTGCTTTCCTACAGCGGTCATGTGGGCATTCTTGAACGCCTCGCCACCATCATAGATAGCTTTGAGCACGGGCTCCATGAGACCGGAGAGCACTTCTTCGCCGCCTTCGGATACAGCTCTGTAAATGAAGCGCAGAGCGGTCTGGCCACGAGGTGTACTTGCAAGCTTGAAAATAATGTCGTCAGCAAGTATATCTGCGGAGCCCTTGCCGTAGATGCCAGCAGCGCCGTCTGCGATTTTTTCGGTAAGCGTTTCTACGGTAGCTACTGCCGCACCATATATGAACTGCTGCCCGATACCGGCGCCTTGAAGCCTTGCTTCCTGAGAAGCGCTACCAAAAGAACGAGTCCACATAGATACGGAACCAGCTCTCGTAGCAGCATCAAGACCCATCTGGATGCCTTGAGCCAGAACGTCAAGAGCAACCTGACCGCCACGGCCAAGATTGCGCTTCGCATCTTCCAGCTCTTTGTTACTGCGTTCAAGCATCTCATCTGCTCTTTTTTGAAGAGAAGCCTCTACTCGCTTGTTCTCTGCAAGGACACCATCGCCTTGAACTCCGGCATCGAGGAAGTTCTGACGAGAAAGGTCGTCAGTAACCCAACCGGCATACATAGAGTCTGCAATCTGCCTATCTTCCTCTGAGGAAGCGTCTTGCAGTGCGTTACCACCGGCGACAGCAGTTCCAAGGGCAGCCACTTGGCTACCAGCCCATTGTCTCGAAGAGCCTTTGGCAGTGCCAAGCACACGCTCGGGCATGATGTAGTTCTTCTTGGACGGGTCAAGCCCATCAAGTTCGGCTCGTATTGCGTCAAGCTGTTTTTGGTTCTCGTCCTGCTTTGCTTTCACTCTGTCTCTGCTTATTGGGTCAAGCGCGACAGTATATTCGGTGATGAGCTTCTTCTTTTCATCCAGCAAAGCTTCCTGCTCTTTTTCGAGCTGTGCTACTCTTGCCTTCTGAGTATCGTCAAGGAAAGCCGCGCCGCTCAGAGCGTCGTTATAAGCCTTGGTGTACTGCTCTATCTGCTGTTTATAAGTCTTCTGGTTAGCATAGTCTTCAGCAGTCCAGAAATCCATGCTCTTGTTATAAAGCGCATCGAGATTTTTCTGAGCGTCGTCTCTTTGCTTCTGCTGGAGCTTGGTATACTCGTCTCTGGTGTAATTACCATATCCGAGAGAACTGAGATAGTCCCTTTCAGCTCTTTGCTGGAGTATGTTCTCTGAAAGCGGAGCAAGCTTTGAAGAATCTCCAATGGTGAGGAAGCCACCCTCCAGAACAGGGGTAAGGAAGCCGCCAATACCCTTCATGGTCTGAGACAGATATGAGGTTTTTGGCGTGGTGGCGGGCTGCTTCGGTGCCAAAGATGGCTCGTCAAGTTTTACACTATGAATCTGACCTTGTAGTTGTCCAACAGAACTTTGCTGAACAGGCTTAACACCAGAATTTTCTAAGGTTCTTATAATGGGATTATTGGAGGTTGAAGCTGCGTTGCTTCTTTGCCGCTCTATAGCTTCTATTAATTTATTCGCCATATTATCTCCCGTTATTTGAGGCCAAATCGCTCGTTCATCTTATTGCCGCTCAAAATGCTGTAATTAACCCTATCGGATACACCTAAAAGTTCTCTCTTTCTCGCATCATCATCAGCAGAACCGGCAATGGTGTCCGTTATGTCTTTATATGAGTAGCCCATACCATAAGCTTCGATAATATCATTTTCCGTAACATTGTACGGCTCACCACCATCTCCTCCATCAGGGCCTCCATCAGGGCCCGGGCCATAATAATGGCCACCAGTTGAGCCATACCCTGCAGGATAAACGCCGGTCATCTTCTTGTACTGAGCTGCGTTTATCTGGCCAGTTCTATAAGCAAGGTCGGGGTTACTTGCGACCCAAGCAGAAGCCATCTTGTCAGCGGTTTCCTGACCGTACAGTTTAGCATACATAGAGAAGTCACCGTACTGAGCAAGGAGCTGAGCTCGATTCATGTCTCTGCTGTACTGGTTATTGTACTCTTGCAAAAGCGCTCCAGCCCGCTTGTAGTCGTTTTCTGCGGCAGCAGCGGCTATAGCGCTCTGGTACTGAGCCTTGAGGTCGGTAATGCCTCGCTCTGCCTCGGTCAGCGCATCGCTCTCGGCGGTACGGAGCTGTCCAAAGTCTCTCAGATACTCATTGTTCTGAGCCAGACGAGCCTGAGAAGCTGTGCCGGTGTTGATACCATTGGCCAGAGCTTGCTGATTGTAGTTTCTGCGGTTTCGCTCAAACTGCACAGCAAGGTCATTGGCGCTCTGCTGATACTGCGGAGCAATCTTGTCCTTTGCCGCCTGAGCATTGCTCAGGTTCTGATTGTAAGCAGATTCGAGCTGAGACATCTGTGCCTGTTTTTGAGCGTCATACATCGCATTTATCTGCTCGGTCTGCGGTGTACTCGCTGTATTGGTTTTCTTTACAAGTTCTTCGGTAGTAGTTGCCATATTACCTCCTATGCTATTCTAAGCCAAATGTACATGGCGTAATAGGGCGGCATATTATTGTGGGCTTCCCCGCCGCCAAAGCTGTGCTTGAGTATTCTATATGCCTGATTCGAACCACCTGAGCCGAAGTTGGCAGCCGTGTTACTCGTAGTGCCGCCGCTTGAAAACGAGCCGCTGGCATTCACAAACGGAGCGCCTGTTGACCACGCTCGGAAATTGACGGAACCGCTGACTTCGGGAAGTTCATCTTCTGTAAGAGTATGTGTAGCTTCGCCGCCTGTAGACCCCACGGGGTACTCATCGCTTGCACCGACAATGGAACGGCCTTCCACCTTCAGCCATTCGCCATAGCCAAGAAGCTCAGCCGGGTCGCCTTCCCGGGTGGTAATAAAGCAGTCGCCAACAGCGTACTTTTCTTCATTGCCGCCAGAGGAAAGGCCATCCAGCTTGTTTTTGTATTCATTCGTGAAGTCATTGGTGGAAAGTCCCTTGCCTTTTTCAGCCGGGACAAACATCTTCTTGAAGGTCTGAATCAGATACAAAACCATAGGGTCGGTTATGTCCATATCAGATTACCTCGCTCCAACCGTAGACACCGGGTTCCCAAGTGTTATAGTCAATGTCAGATATCCAAGTCTTGCCGTTATGAGTAACCTTGTCGCCCTTCTTATAAGGGTTGGTGCTTTCGGGCTGCTCCCAAGGATATATTTTCTCTTCGTCCGGGATAAGAACCTTAGCCCAAACGCTTGGGGCATCTACAGGGTTCCAAGTCTCTTGAGCCGTGTGTTCGGTAAGGCATCTGTACAGTATGCCTTTATACTGAACTCTGTCGCCAACGGAATAAGAAGCAGTACCGTTCCAGTGTGGGAAAAGTTCTACGCCCTGAAGAGCATCCGCATCATCAAGACCAGTCTGAGCAGCCTTTTCTATCAAAGGTCTGAGCTGAACAGCTCTTTCATAATAGGTCATTCTGTACCTCCAAGAAGCACCGCAAGTGCTGATTCCATGTCTGCCACCTTTTCGGAGATGGAGTAAACTCGCTCTCCCTCGTGGTAGAAGTGTTCCCCGTCATAGGTGTCCCCGATTTCAACATCGAGGTCATCTATCGCTACGGCGATACGAGCGTCGGTATTGAACTCGTTTTCCCGATAGATATTGCCCCATATAACGTTCGTTACAGTCATTGAGGCTCTGTCTATTAGAGCTATGTTAGTTGCATAATTGCTTAACATGATATTGCCTCCGTTATCTTGCGTTTCGAATTATCAGAATGCCAGAGCCGCCTTTTCCACGAACACCAGTATTACCACCGGCGCCACCGCCGCCAGAGCCGCTATTTGTTCCGCCAGCAGTGCCGTTTTCGCCATAAGCGCCACCGTCGCCGCCGTCGGTTGCGCCACCTTTTGCGGCTGTGCCATAAGACGAGGTAGCGGGAACGCCACCGGCGCCACCGCCGCCAGATGCAGAGAATCTATATCCCGCACCAAGCGCATGTGAAAAAGAAGACTCCCCAAATGCATACTCGCCATTTTTGCCGGCAGTGGCGGTTCCTTCGTATTCCCCTGCGCCGCCTTCTTTGCCGCCAGAAGAGCTGGTGCCGCCAGCGGCTGTTTTACCAAACGCATTGGTAGCGCCGCCCGACGCGCCTATTTCAACATCGTAGGTTCCGTTGGCAAGCTCCATATTTTCAACGGTTGTAATTTTGGCACTGTAGCCGCCTTTGCCACCACTATAGTGGTTACCTGTTCCCCACTGGTTGCCGTCAAAGTAGCTGTTTGCGCCACCATTAGCGCCGCCACCGACGAGGAAGACGTCTACGTTGGTAGAAAGATTTCTGAAGGTCAAAGTACCTGAATCGAGAAGGGACAGCACCCAATCCCCTTTTGGGTCACCGGAAAACTCGGCTGTGCCTGAATAGGTGTATGCCATAGGGCCGCCTCCCAAAAGCCCCAGCCGTCTGCTCATCCTCATGCTATATCACCTACCGCATACCACTTCGGAGTCGAAAGTCTCTTGAGAGCGATGACTCCATACTTTTCGCTAATGGTGATAGAAGTCTTTTCGTTGGTGTCCTTAGTCCTTATGTTGAGCACATCCGCGTCAGCGCCCTCGGTGACGATGTTGAGAGTGAGCCCGCCGTTCCACTTACTGATTTCGACTTCAGAGCCAACGGGGAAAAGAGACAGGTCAGCATCTGCGGGAATCGTAACGGTGGTAGTTCCGCTGGATTTTTCAAAGATGAGCATCTTACCCATGTCTTCGGCCGTAAGGGTATATGCAGTTACATTGCTTATAATCTTGACTTTAGAGCTTGCCTGATTTGCGGCAACTTTGCTGTCAGCATCCAGCGTCGCATAAGGTCTATCAAGCTTGCCCGGAGTCACAGACAAATCTGCCATCTTAGAGGTTGTAACGGCGGCATCTTTAAGCTTTTCTGTGGCTACTGCGCTATTACCCATCTGAGTTACGCCAACAGCGCCTTCTGCTATCTTCTCCTTGGTCACGGCAGCATCCGCTATTTTATTGACGCTGACAGACTTCTCGGCTATCTTGGCTTCTGTAACCGCTTTGTCTGCAAGCTTGTTAGTTGCTACTGCAAGGTTAGCTATTGCGTTGGTTACGACAGCAGATGCCGCAAGCTTGGAAGCAGTGATAGCATTGTCGGAGATTTTGTCTGAGCCTATCTGAGCATCCCCGGCTACACCTTCCGCAGCCGCGGCTATAGCAGCTTCAAGTGCGGGGAGCAGAACGGAGTTGAGGTAAGCCTTGATGTCTTCGCCGGCAGCGTCGAATCTGGCTTTCAGGTCGGCAGCAGAAAGGTTACTGCCGGTAGTGTCATTTGGCTGGTCTGCCAGCTTGGAAATATAAGATATGTCTTTTTCGAGTGTAGGAAGTGCCATATATCCTCCTATTTTGCATAGCCGGTAAAACGAACTCTCATGTCTGCCGAAAGTATGGTGGCAGTTGTGGTCGGAGATTTCGTTTCAAACACCAGCTTGTAGAATACGAATTTCTTTGCTTTTATCTTCAACCGCTTCATGAACGGCTTTCTGTTAGTTCTAAAACTCCATGCGGAGAAGTCAGCGGCTTCAAAGGATGAAAGAGAAGAAGCTACTACTTTTTCTGCATAAGAACTTTTCTTATCGGTCATTACCGTGACCGTGATTTCTGCTCGGTCTTCAGGCTCAATGCCTATCCAAATCTGGGCGGAATATTTACGCATGTAGTCCTGACCGAAGCTCATGGAGCCCGACTCCCAATATGCGTCTATGGCCTCGCCGTTGTCGTTGTAGTAGCCATAGGACAGATGGTTTATCTTGCCATCAGAGGTTCCGAAGTACAGCTCACCGTGGAGATTGGCCATGCACTGGACATCGAAGTTGTCGTAGGTGTACCAAGCGTCTGCCGCGTAGTTATACACAAGAGCTTTCTTGTTGTAGCAGACATAGTATTCCTGAGCATGGTTGTCATCCCAGCACTTACACTGCTCAAAGTCGAAGTCTCGCAGAGTGGCGAAAATCCTGTCAGAGATTCTCTTTGCCTGACGCTCGTCTCTGGAGAGATTGGAGCTATAAGAGCTGGTATTTCGCCATTCGTATATGTCATTGCCATGCAAAGAGTAGGGAGCGTTCAGAACCAAGCGAACCTGACCGAGAGCATGGTTGCCTATGATTTTGTTGGTGGGAGTTACATAGAACGAGGGAGTAAGAGTGCTATCCGCCAGAGTAACTATGCCGTAGTTAATAGACCACGCGCTGTCTGTCTTGAAGCAGATGAGGGCGCCGTATTGACGAATCATCGCAGTAATGGGGGTATTGGAGTCGCCCACTCTGACTTCGTTCATGTCGGGGAAGTAGTCCGCTCTCGGCATACCGTCATAGTCCATGCCGGAGTAAAGAGCTTCGTTGGAGCCGTCGCCGTAGATAAATATCCGGGTGTCGGTACTTCCCGAATAAAGCTCGGAATATCTCATGCCGAGAACTTCGCTTCGGAAGGTCTCCGCCATAGTCCAGCCTATCTCATGGGAGTTAACAGACCTCGGCAGAGCCTCTGCGAAGGTTACAGTCCCCGCATCAAGGTCGAAGCTGTACGCATCCGCGGCAAGGTCTTCACCGGTGGCCAGATTCTTTACATAGTCAATGCTCTGTACATTGGTCTCGGGGAGGGTGAAGGTAAGCCCTTCGCCGTCGGGAGAAATCCATGCCCTTCTTTCACCGCAAAGCTTATTGACCTGTTCCAAGGTCTCTCGGCTTGTATTGTCGGGAGCAATGGCTATGTTTACGAGAGGACGGTAGCCGTGGACATCAGAAAGAGTCTCTCCGTCCCACTGCTTGTATTCGCTGCCGTTGAGCATGTAGACGATATCCGAGAATCCGAAGAAGTGAACTTCGTTATCGGTATTGATAGCGCCAAGCTCTTCAGTAACGAAACCATCGGTGGCTTGGTCGTATACCTTCCAGAGCTTACCGTCACAGGCGGCAAGCATTACTTCAACGCCTTTGACAAAACCCGTCCACATACCTCGCACCGGCTTGCCGCTATCGGCAAAATTAACCACGGAAAGTGTGCCGGGTCGGCGCTGAAGATTGCCGTCACGGGTTATCTTGAAGTTTCGCATCTCTGCGGCTTCGCCCATCTTGAGCTTGGTGTCGCCGTCAGGGTTCTGATGCAGACCGTACCAAGCCTTTATCTGGAATATTTTTTCGTTTGTTGCGCCGGTTATCTGCGCCATGTGCTCACATCCTTCTTATCGCCAGTAGCCATATTCGCAATGCTCAAAGCTGCCATAGACATCTACGATATCCTCGCTGCCAGAGCACATACCTCTGGAGAGCATCGCCTTCAGCTCCTCGTATCTCTGCAAGCATGTAGAGGCCACGGCTGGGTTTTCGTCCATCAGCAAGTGAGCTGCAAGACCGTATGGCAGAACTGTGCGGCATATATAGTCGTCGAGCGAGACGATATCTTCCTCGAAGGAAACAACCGGCAGCGCGATAGAGCGCTTGCCCTCAGTGGGCGGCACATAGGTGTCTGAGTAGAAGTACAGTTCACCCATGAGAATGTTGATTATCTCCAAGCTCCTGTGCTTGTACTCAGCGGTGTCCGAAGTGTTGGCGGAGCCGTTCTCGTTCAGCTCGTCAATGAGAGCCATAGTAAGGTCGAACACGCCTTGAGAATTAGTTGCCATTCAATCCTCCTGTTAGGGAAAAGGGCGGAGCTTAGCCCCGCCCTATGGTTTTATTAAGCCTGCTTCCTGAAGGTGTAGCCGTCGCCGCCGAGAAGGTTGTTGACAGCAGCTTCGGTGCCAGTCCAGCAAGCGTAGATGGTTTCCCTGCGAGCTTCGTTTACGAAGCAGTCGTGGTACTCGTGGTACTGAACTGCGGTGCCGTCGAAGTCGGGGTGGTCGGTGATGACACGAGAGGTCTTCACCTTTACAGGTGCCCATGCGCTGCCCTTGGTGACAATCAGGAACGCACAGGTTTCGGGCAGATAGTCATCGGGAACGATGTTGAGCTGGAAGCCGCCGAGCTTGCTGAGAACGCCGTTTACGATGGGCTTTTCAGCAATCTTATCAACTGCGATGACTTGGTCAGCCAGCTTCATTTCTATAGCTGCGGTCTCACCGATGTACAGAACCTGCTTGCCGATGGGAGCATAGTGATTGCGAAGCTCGGCTCTTGCCTTCATAAGAGTTTCGAGAATCTTAGAGCGGCCAAGGTCTGCTGCATTGGTTGCAGAGAACTTATTCAGGCCTGCGCCGAGAGCCAGCTTCTGGAGGCGGAACTTGTCGCGGTAGGGTACAACGATTTCCTTGTCCTGACGGCTGATGATAGAACTTGCGGTCTTGATGTTCATCTGGTCAGAAGTGGTGCTCTTTTCGAAGCCGATGTTGTACTTGATTTCATCGTTCATGGTGTAGACAGCCTTGGTGTCACCAAGCTCGATAATCTTGCCGAAGCGCTTACCGATGGTGCCGGCCTCACCGTCAGTCAGGGTTCTGTCGTATGCCTTGAGGGGAACGGTATCAACGCTCATGATTTCAATGGTGCGGACACCCTTGAAGCTGTATTGGTTGGAGAAGAGACCCTGAGTTACAGACTCCTGAGTGAGTCTTTCCATAACTCTGGGCTCAGTCTTGCTAATAAGGTTTATAGTAGGCATTTAATTTTCCTCCGAATTAGTCTTGCGGAACGGAGGAGATTGAAAGATTAGATGCTGTCCCAACCCTCATCGAAGGGGTCTTTGGCTTTACCAGAGCCGGCAGTCTTCTTGCTGCCGATACTGCGCTGTTCATTCTTTCTGTTGGTTTCCATAGCACGTATCTTCTTTTTCAGCTCTGCGTTTTCATGCCGGGTATATGCGCCAAGAAGGTCGCCTGTGCGACCGGCTTCATCCCACACAGATTGAGGGATGTCTTCGGCTTTCATGTTGGGATAAACTTCGACGAAGCGCTTAATGGCTTCTTTACGGGTTTCTTGAGCCTTGCTCTCGGCTTCAGCCGCTTTGCTTGTCTCGGCTTCGGCCTTATCGACTCGGGCTTTCTGCACGGCAAAAATTGCATCTGACTCGCTTACTTCGCGGCCCTCTCGCTCTGCGTTTGCCATATAGATTCTTGCCCGGGTACTATCCATGAGCTGCTCAATAGTGAGATTGTTGGGGTCAGCAAGCTCCTTGAGGAACTCCTCATATTCCGCTATCTTGTTGGTTAGTTTTTGGGTCTTGCGGTCATAGTCCAAGCCCTTTTGAGCGAGAGCTATGACTTCGTCACGGCCTACTTCCTTCACTTCATCAAGGTGCTTAAGAGTAAATCGCTGGTCTGCGGTCTCATCCTTTTGCTCCTCGGTCTGTTCGGTTTCTTCCGTGGCTTCAGATGCATCAGCGGTTTCTGCTTCTTGCTGGTCTGCTTCTGCTTCATCGCTGTCGGCCTCCTCCGTGGTCTGCTCTGCGTCTTCGACTTCTGCGGGATAACCGTCGTCATCCCAACCTTCGTCAAATGCGCTCAGGTCTACCTCGGTCGTCACGTCGGCGGACTCTGCTGCTTCTACGGTTTCGGTCTGCATTTCTTCGTAATTCATTGCTTTATATCCTTCCTGCCGCTATGGTCGGCGGCGATTAGAATCAGGGTTGGTGGTATTTGCCGAGCCTTTGGATTTCTTTGTCTATACTCCCCAAGTGCTCTTTGATGACTCCAGCCTCTGTTTCGAGGTTGAAGGTTCGCTCGATTACGTGGTTGTGCTTGTCCACTTTTATTTCGAGCTGTTCAAGCCTATAGGCTATTAGGGCGCTGGACTTGCGGTTCGAGAAATATGAGCCGCAAAGCGTGCCTAAGAATCCTAACGCGGCCACAAGAATCGCAACTGATGCTTCGCTCATGCGCCCTCCGTGTTTATTCGCCGGTCTTGGTCTTTGCTACTTCAAGAATCAGGGTCTTGAGCGCGGAAAGGCCGGCCATAAGTGCGGCCAGAAGCATGGTCTTGTCCATTTCAAGGCTGAAGGTGATGCCACCGAGGAAGCCCTCAATGAAAGTCCATGCGGCTCTTTCGAGAATGTTTTTCCAATCCATTTTTCTATCCTCCTAAAGTCCGAGCAATTTGCTCCATGTATTAACACCACAGACACCATCCTTGGTCAGGCCGTTCTCTCTCTGGAACTGTCTAAGCCCGATATCTGTGTTGTTTCCAAAATCATCATCAGCGCCATCCACTCCGACGCTGAAGCCGTGGTGCATAATGAGGCTTTGCATAGCCCCTACCACAGCGCTTACATCGCCCTTCCGGAGAACGGGCAGTTTAACCTCCACAGTCTCCTTGTCTGCCACGATAATTACGTCGGCGGGCTGGGAGACTTCCGGTTTTGGGGCTTCGTCTACAGCGCCGGCAGCGCTTGCAAAGTCAGGGCAACAGAAGCCGCGTATGTTGATACCGTTCTTCTTAATGATGCGGAAGTCCACGGAATCGCTCATATTCCCTTCGATTACTCTGTAGGAAGTGGCGGTCTCGGCGTACACAACCCCGGTGTGGTCAGCGCTTCCGATATTGTCGCCCCGACCATCGTCATTCCAGTCGTACATGACTATGTCTCCGACCTTGGCGGAATAGTCATCGGCTTCCCTCCACCGGCCTTTGGCCTTGTAGAGGTTAATCATTGCGTCGCACGAGCATTCCGGGAGAATGATGTGGCCGAGATTCAGACTCTCGCCAACAGCGGACGGAAACGCAGCGCACCAAGGGTCGTGGTAGGTCATCTTATATCCCCTCGGAAGAGGGGATATTTTGTTGTACAGGTCGATTATCTGGCGATGGGAGCCGTCGGCCTCGTTGCAGCCAAGAAACGCTGCACAGGCATCTGCGAAAAGTTCTCTAAGCTGTTGCTCTGTCATTTAAACCAAGCCCTCCGTGCTTCCGGTCTCGTTTATCTTCCGTTGCAGAGCGCTGTAGCCACCGCCGGTAGGAATGTCGGGCATCCCCTCTGGCTCCGGTGCGCCCGGGGCTCCAGTAGGAGGAGCCATGCCCATCATCATTTGTTGCATCTGCTCGTTATGCTTCAGCTCGTCGATAAGAGCTCTGCGCTTAGGCACATAGTCGTCGGAGACGCGCTCCAGATACTGAACAGGAGTGATTAGACCCTGACGAAGCAAATTGTCCAGAGTGGACATTGCCGCAATTTCGCTGTAGTAGGTGCTTGCGCCGACGTCCAGCTTCAGGAGCATGGGGTGGCGTTTGAGCACGGTGAAGTCGAACTCCACGGGAATCTTCTGAGGCATCTGTACATTGGCAAAAGCAAGTGCCGGGGCTGACTCCGCAGGAGGAGCCGACATTATGTACCGAGTCTCGTAGTATTCAGCCATGAACTCGAAGTAGATTCTTGCGAGTTCTTCGGTAGCGTCGTAGAGGTTCTGCTTGGTCATCTCCGAAGGAGTGGCAGCAGCTCTCTGGAGCGCTATGATTGCAGAGGTATTGTCGGGTCGAGTATCACCAAGCGCTACGGAAGTGGCGCCGAGGCTCGACTCGGTTTCCTTTATTGCAAGCTCTATGTACTGGCTTACTTGAGGGGAAATAGCCGGAGGGTCGATGGACTTGATGACATTGTTTATGTCGCCGCCGGGGATGCCGTAGGCGCCGCCCACCCTGTTGTCCAGCTTGCTTATGAGGGTCTTGTTGTAGATGTACTTGGGGAATGCGTTTCGCATTATCGACAGCATCGACAGCGCCCAAGATTTGTTTATGAAGACTTGGTTGGGGATAAGGCCGGTTATCATGGCCTGACCGTGGTAGCAGTCCTGAATGGTGTCCCAACTAAGCCAAGTAATCGGGTAAAGGTGTATGCCGAGGTTTATGAAGTCGGAAACGGGAGCGTCCTTGGTGTACTCGTAGCTCCAGACCTCGCCGGTGTCCTCGTCTTTCCAGAGCATGGTCAGAACGGTGACCTTGTCATCGGTGCGCTTGACGTCATCCAAACCGTAGGTCTGGTCGTCTGCGATGATGTCATTCCACTTCTCAACGCCGTTCGCTCTCGCGCGGCGCTTAACCCGGCGGACTTCCTCACGAGCCTCAAGGATTATCCAAGGCTGGCTCTGAACGTCGCTGTCGTTTGGATTGCCAAAGTGAACTCTCTGGTTGCTTATGATTTCTGTGCGGATGCCGCCTTTAACATCCTGACCGGTCTCAATGGTCGGATCCCAATAGGTGTACAAGCAGCCGTCACCATCAACAGCAGCGTTTCTTGCGAAGCGCCGTATCAGAGCAGGAATCCTGTTTCTTTCGAAAAGGAACCCAAGCTCGTCATTCACAACGTCCACAATCTTCTCCAGCTCACCGGTATCCACGGCATTTGCCAGAGCAGTAGCTGTGACCTTGATGTTGTCAGAGGTTATGGTCGCGGTTATGAAGCTGACAACGCGCTTGATGATGTTGAAGGTGGGGGTCGGGAGGCCGTTGGAGTTAACTCCCTCCCATTGTTTGCCAATGAAGAAGTTTTCATTGGTCTTCACGGTGTCGTAGAGATTGATGCTGTTCTTGAAATCGACAGCCTTCTGGTAAAACTGCCAGCCTATCTCGTAGGTCGGGGTCTTACTCGACCCGAATATCTCAAGGCCATCGGTTTCGGGGACAATCAGGCTCTTTTCTTCCATTAGCCGTCACCGTCCTCGGCGCCCTTAAATGGGTTGAAGTCGATGATGCTCTGCACGGCCTTGTTCCAGACATCATCCACGCCCTTTGCCACGGCGTCTTCGTATTCAGGAAGCTTCTTTTCTATCTTTTCCAGCTTCTCTTCCAGCTCGACTATCTTCTGAGCAGACCTCACGATGGCGTCTATAAGCTGGGCTTTCTCTTTCTTCGAAATGAACATATAGCCTCCTACTTGTAAGCGTTCTCACCGATGCCCTTAAGGTCGATGATGAGCTTTCGTTCTTTGTTTTCTGCGGGACGGTCGGAATAGCCGCCGTTCCTCTTCTGCTTCAGAGCGTTCAGACAGCCGTTGGATGCCTTGTTGTCTCTGGTCATCTTCCTGACCAGATAGCTTTCACGGCGAAGCTCTGCTTCGTCGAACACATCTGCAAATTCAGGGTCTTTGCAGAGACGCTCAATTTCCTTGTCGCTCTTGATGCCGATAGCTATCTTCATGCCGGCGTAGTCAGGGAACTCGCCCTTAGCCTCAACCATAGAGAAGTAGGCTCTAACTACCTTTCTAAGCTCCTCAGCGTTCTCGTACACTTTTGCTGCCATATCAAACCTCCTCTCAGTAAGTCATGTATCCATCCGAGACAGCTCCTCCGGTCATGTAACCTTCGTAGTCTTGGAGCTCCTCGTCATCATCGTCGTCAAACCGGTGCTGCTGCTCCTTCTTCTTCGCCTCTGCTACGGCAGCTCTGCTGATGCAGAAGTAACGGCAAGCGTCCACGGTATGGGTTATTTCGTGCGGCTGCTTGGCGCAGTCGTTCGGGTTCTTCTCATCCGCCTGTATGCACTCAAGGTCATCAAGGATGCCGCCGACATTGTCGAAGAACATGAGCTGTGGCAGCTCCTTCGGCGGGTTGTCGCCATACAGTGACTTCACATACGGGTCGTTAAGAGGTATCGGGGAGAGCATGTACCGCATCAGCATGTGGCCTTGTACGCGGTTGTTATCAGCCCTCACCAGAGGCAGACCGTTTATCATGAATATCTCCGCCATAGTCTTGCCCGTGTCTTTCATTCGAGACCACATATCGGGCGGAGCATAGGTTATCGAAATATGCTCGTGGGGAAGGGTGTGCTCCAGAGCCGCGATAGCGGCGCTCTGAATATTCATCTCAGGCTTTTCAAAGCCTCTGAAGCACCACACTCGACCGTCTTGGTCTACCGCCCACCACAGGCATGCAAACATGTCCAAGCCGTAGTCAAAGCTTCGGTACATGGGCCAGTTGTCCGGGATTCGGAACGGCTTCACCGTGTGAGTGGCTCTGGAAAACTCCTTGAAGAAGTTGCCGCTCAGAGAGTCCCAGTTACCGTACAGATACGCATCGGCATTGGGCATGGCAGCAAGGTTCTCCAGATACCCCGGAGAGTTCTCAAGCATGATGGTGTTGTCCATCGCACTGGCAAAAATGAATTTGTAGTGGTCAGGGTTCTCGTTCTTAAGTGGGTCAGGATTGCCGGTCTTGAACTTCCGGTCGATGAAAAGTCGCTTAACCCAAAAATGGCCAACACCGCCGGGGTTACAGGTCAGGTACAGCCTCTTCTTGAACTGGTTCACGCCTCGAAGACAGCCGGCAAGGAAGCGAAACGCCCGTTCAGAAAACTGAGTCGCTTCGTCCATGAATATCCAGTCGTATTCCTGACCGTTGTATTCGTTCTCAGATTCGTCACCAGACCAGTGGCCGAATTTGATTACAGACCCGTTCTCAAAGGTCATTACGTGCGTCGAGCCGTTATAACTCGCACAGCCCAGCGGCATTACTATCGCTTGTATCGGGCGGATATGGTTCATCTCCAGCTCAGGGTAGTGAGCACGGATGATGAGTATCTTTATTCCATCGTTCATCAGGGCGCCTACGACAGCCTTCGTTCGTACAGCCCACGTCTTGCCGCCACCCTTGGCTCCGCCATAACAGGTGTAAAGCGTGGTGCTGTCGAAGAACTCGCGCTGTTTGGCATTCGCCACGCCCGGGTCAAAATGAACTTCTTCCTGCGCTATCGCAGCATTGTTCGGTTTCGCCATATTTCTCCTGAAAAAATAAAAAGAGACCACCAAACACAGAAGGTCTATCTGTGTTCAATGGTCTCTAAAGGACTCTGTTCGGCCGACGGCCTCTAAGGGCTCTATCTCGGCGCTTATTCTACTGTTTCGGTGGCGCTTCTAACAGCACCGGCTCATTGCACCTCGTACACCATAGCTCTATGCCCATTCCGTAGCCGCCATAGTATATCCTGCAAAGCCTCTTTTTGCATCGAGGACAATAAGCACTGCCGTGGATGAGTCTCGCTCGTAGTATCTTTCTTTGCATAATCATCAAGAAAAGTGGCGGGGGAGGGCCCAATCTCCCCCAGCCTGTCGAAAGGAGGTTGCATGCTACACGCAACTGGCACCGCTTACTGGTTTCGAACCAATACCCCGGGAGTCAAAGTCCCGTGTGCTGCCATTACACCAAGGCGGCTTATGTGGTAGTTCCTGCGAGGCTCGAACTCGCATTGCATCCTTGAAAGGGATGTGACCTGACCTGTTAGTCGAAGGAACCTTATGTAAAAAGGCAAGTCACGAGCTTGCGGGTGCTCTATGCGGGTTTCGGCTGTGGCTAAACCGACCTGTCCAGACTTGCCTTACCGTCCCGCTATTTGTGGAGATTAATAGCAACATTGAAAGGA